GTTATTTCCAAACGCTATATATAGCCAATATATAGTCCATAACAATTTGTATCTTTTGATACATTTGCGCTGCTTGGCAAGCAGCAATCCTCCTCACAATCGTTATATGTAGAGGGAGTCTGGCGTATACGGTTCAGATAACCTTCCTTACAACGAGAGGAAAAGTAGGAGTACTTTAAACTCATTGTAGTATATTACAATTAAAATAATATGCATTCGAGTTCATGTTAGTAACACTCGTCTTAAGGATTTAAAACTAACTAGCTGTAATAGGCTTTATGTTGAAACAACATGGATTGTTCACTTAAAAATGGTGGTAAACCACTCGCCCAACAGAGCGTATCTGGCACCAACAGCGTTACCCTTACTCCTGAACCTTTACACTTAGATAGCGAACTTAAGTGTAGAAATCCGAGAATATTAAAAACATTAGCTAACTCCTATAAAAATTTGGAGCCTAGTGATGATGATTCTGATATTATAGATAGTGACAGCGATGATATGCCAGATCTTGATGAATCCATCAATACTCGTAGGTACAAATCCAAAGTTTTAAACCCTAATAAAACACTAACACCAACCACATCACGCCGTGCATTTGGTACAAAAGCTTTTGGTACGAATTATAAGTATTCAAAAGCTCCAACACACCCCATTGCACGGTTAGATCCTACTAAACCATTAGTACCTCCTAGTCTCACAAGAAGTGCTCAACATGAGTATAGGAAAAATACTAATGCTCAACATTTAAATGTTATGAACCATAAAGATGTTCTCCAACATCGTGATAGTGCTTCATCCGTATCCTCTAGTTGTATTATCGGTAGTGATACTGATGAAGATCAAGATCCTGATTCGTGGTTTAGTAAAGAAGAAACTGCATTTTTAAATAATGAAGTTTCTGGTAACAAGGTTATATTTGATAGAGTTAATCCTTTTAACTTTGATAAGAATCCTTTTCCAGCCTGGGACGATATGAAAGCCTTCACAAAATTTTTACAACCTCATCAGGAATATGTTAACATGGTTATACATGTATACGGTTTTTGGCGTGATATTAATAATTTTCAAAGTGATAGTAAAGTTGCACACGTTTCCAATGTTGTGTTTTCTTGCCTTCGTCTTTTATCTGTTTATTTTAATATTACAGATGTTGTAACTTTTATGTCCACTATTTTCAAAGGATTACCAGCGAAGAGTGTTCTTGAACCTCAAAGTGGTTTTCCTTCAGAATTTATCGATTCCTGGGAAGTTTTAGCAACTGGTG